CTCAAATTACCGGATCTTTAGGGTTAACCGGCAGCTTGTCCGTTTCTGGATCCGCAGGCACAGTATTCTCTTCCAATGCAGACACATTGCTTATTAGTGGATCTTTAATAGTGACCGGTTCTACAATCATTACCGGTAGTTTAAACGTGTCAGCTGGAATCACCGGATCTCACTTTGGCACTTCTTCTTACGCTACGCAAGCAGCGACAGCGTCTTACATACTAAACGTAGTATCTAGCTCTTACGCGCTAACATCTAGTTTTTCTACGAATTCTCAGACTGCTTCTTACGTAACGACAGCGCAAACAGCTAGCTACATATTGAACGCAGTATCTAGCTCTTACGCGCTAACATCTAGTTTTTCTACGAATTCTCAGACGGCTTCTTACGCAGCTGCTTATTTACTGACTTCTAGCTTCGCGTCGTTTTCTAGTTCGTATAACACTGGATCTTTCACGGGATCTTTTGTTGGAGTATTCACAGGATCTTTGCTTGGAATCGCATCGCAAGCCGTATCTTCTTCGTACGCAGTTAACTCTTCGAACGCGATTAGTTCTTCGTACGCTTTAACGTCTTCGTTCGCAACGAATTTTACCGCATCTAACATACTAGTAAACGGAACGCTCACAGCGCAAACGTTAGTGATTCAAACGATAACTGCGTCCCAAGAATACAGTAGCGGATCTAACGTATTCGGTAGTAACTTAACCAATACGCAAGTCTTTACGGGAAGCGTATCGATAACTGGATCTTTAAATGTCAATAATACTTCTGTAATACTATCGAATCAGACAGCTTCAATGAGCGTAGCCACTGCGTCTTACGCAACGGTCGCAGATTCAGCAGTGACTTCATCGTACGCAAATGCAACCGCAGTAAACGGATTTTCTATAGGCGGTAGTTCGATTTATTATTCGACCGTAAACTCTTCTATATCAGGATTGAATAACCTGTTCACTCTGTCCACTGGATCTTTTACGGCAGGAACCATTCAATACACGGCATTCAATGGAGCGAACAGTAGAGCGGGACAAGTGATTGCGTCTTGGAACAGTAACAATACTCAGTACACAGATTTTTCTACTCCTGACATCGGAGACACAACTCAGGTGACTATGTCAGTATCGATAGTGTCTTCTCAAGTTCAATTTAACGTTCAGACAAACACTAGCGGTTGGAAAATAAAATCTCAATTAACTCTAATCTAAAATAAAATGTATCAAGTACAAATGCAATTCATTCCGCTAAGTAACGTTATATGGGTTGCCCAGTTACGTCCTGAAGATCCTATATATAATTACGATAGTGATATAGACGCTTGGACCCAAGCTGTGGCCATGCAGTCCGGAGACGCGACAGGAAGAAAATACAGAGTCATTCAAATAAATTAGTATGCCAATACAATTACTAAATACAAATGGAACCGGTAAGATTAGTTTAGCCAACACAAATAATAGCGGAAGGGTATTAATTTCTCTATCTGGCACTGCGGCCCCTGTTATTTCGTCTACGTTGGTTTTTGATTTAGATGCGGCTAACTATTCTACTTTGCCGACTAACGGTTCTACAATTAGCGGAACGGGTGGATACACTGTTACGATGACAAACGCAAATAACAGCATGGCGTGGAATAGCGCAAACGGTGGAGTGTTTAGAAAGTCTACTGGAAATACTGTGGATCAATTGTACAGCGCGGACATAAACTACAGTACGAGCACTCAACAGTACACTGTCTTCATGGCGTATAAATTATCTACGACCGCTCAAGGCAGATTATTAAACGCCAACTCCGCTTCTCCTGATTGGTTATTGGGTAGTTGGTTTAGCGGCACAGCGTATAAAAACGTTTTCTTTCCCGGCAATACGGTTAACTTGGGTAGTGATGCTGCTGATACTGTTTGGAACTTTATTTGGGGTACAGGAAATGGATCGAACCTATCTCAATTGTTTATAGCAACTAACACGGCTCCATCGGCTGTTTATAAAACAGGAGCTTTTGTGGGTGGATTTAACGGAATAAGATTATTCGGTAGGTATTCGAGCGGGACTACCAGCAGTGAGGTTCAAACGGCCGACATTGGATTCGTTAAGATATATAACGGCGTATTAAGTTTAACAGAAATTCAAAATCTACACGCTTACTACAAAGCGAGATTTGGATATTAGACACAATACGTTTATCCACTAAAAAGAAAAATTATTATCGTAATAAAATTTTTTTTAATTTAGTTCAAAACACGGATATTTATATTTATAAACAAAAACATCTAACATGGCACTCACTATTGTTATCGTTGCAATCCTAATTGCAGTCGCTATCCTTTTAAAAAATAGGTCTAAATTAGTAGATTTAGAAAATAAGTTCAAAACTGACTTAGAAGGTAAAATAGAAAACATCTCAGACGCATTAAACAACGCAACCAAAGAAATTGAAGATGTAGTTATAAAAGCAGAAACTATCGCTAAAGAAGACACTAAAGAAATTTTTACAGCAGCTAAAGAAACTGTAAACAAAGTAAAAGAAGAGACAGTAAAAGTAGAAACAAAAGTAAAAGCCGCTGTGGCAAAAGTAGAAACTCCTACCAAGAAAGCGACTCAAAAAGTAAACCCAAAAAACAAAAAATAATCTAAAACAACTAAGTTTATGTCAGAAGTAAAAAAAATCACAGAGACCGAATTAGCAAAATTAAATGCGTTAAAGCAAGACGCACTAGAAGTAGCATCGGCCCTTGGCGAATTGAACTACCAAAAAACAGTGTTAGACCTACAAATCGACGATCTAAAAGAAAAAGTTAAAGAGATCAGGGCCAGAGAATTCTCGTTCTTTCAAGACTTAAGAGATACTTACGGAGTAGTTTCGATAAATATTAATACTGGAGAATTTCAATAAAGTGTTTTGAACAATAGGCGTATATTTATTGGTAGATAAAAAATAATATAAATGGCCGAAACACTCATCAGTCCAGGTGTTTTTTTAAACGAAAACAATCAAACACAAATAACAGCTGGCCCAATAGCTGCGGGTGCAGCTATAATTGGCCCAACAGTATTAGGGCCTGTAAATAGACCGACTTTAGTAACTAGCTATTCCCAATACAAACAATTGTTTGGTAGTACATTCGCTTCAGGTGGAATTAGTTATGAGTACTTAACTAGCGTAGCCGCACTAAATTATTTCAATCAGGGAGGAGCTTCTTTACTAGTAACTAGAGTTGCTTCAGGATCTTACACGGTAGCAACAGCTAGCGTTGTAGCTCTTAGTGGATTGTCATCTTTCCAATTGAATACTTTATCGGTTGGCTCTATACTAAATAACTCTACTGGTTTTACAGCTGCTCCTAATGGAGCGCTGCCTAGCGGATCTTCTTCTAACATTAGATGGGAAATAGTTGCTAGCAGCACAGGTTCTGGCACGTTCACTCTAAACATTAGAAGAGGAGATGATTACGAATTAAGTAAAAACGTATTAGAAAGTTGGGCTAACATATCTTTAGATCCGAATCAAAGTAACTACATATCTTACGTAATTGGAGATCAGCACGAAACTCTAACTCAAGATCCAAGCACAGGTGGATATTATTTGCAAATTACAGGTAGTTACTCAAATAAATCTAATTACGTCTTTGTATCTTCTGTTACGTCTACGCCTAACTATTTTAATCAAGTTGGAGCTCCTCAAGATCAATACACGTCTTCTTTACCGCAAGTCGGTTCAGGATCACTTAACGGAGGTTTTAATGGAGCCACTGGCCCGATATGGGGATCTTTTGGCTTAGCGCCGCTTAATATGTTCGAAAATATTCCAACTACTACAGCAGCATACGCCAGCCCAAATACAAATGTTCAGGGAATTTATGGCCCTGATTATAATATAGCTATTAGTTTATTGGGTAACCAAGATCAATACGATTTTAATATCGTATACGCACCCGGTATCACCAATCAAAACGCTTCATCTCAAATTACTGGTTTATTGAACTTGTCTAGCACAAGAGGAGACAATATATCAGTTGTAGATTTAGTCGGATACAGCCAACAATTGGCCACAGTTGCTAACCAAGCAATCAGCTTTGATAACTCTTACGGAGCCACTTATTGGCCGTGGATTCAAATCAGATCAGCGGAGACCGGAAGAATGAACTTCGTTCCAGCATCTACATTAATACCGTCTGTTTACGAATATAACGATAAAATTGCAGCAGAATGGTGGGCTCCAGCAGGTTTAAACAGAGGAGGTCTTTCTACTGCCTTACAACCCGAAAGACGGTTATCTCTTAACGATAGAAATACACTATACGCTGCGAAAGTTAATCCAATCGCCACTTTTACCGGAGTTGGTACTGTTATCTACGGTCAAAAGACCTTAGCTGCTAAAGCTTCGGCTCTAGACAGAGTTAACGTTAGAAGGTTATTGATCGCTCTTAAGAGGTACATCAGACAGATAGGACAGACTTTGGTATTCGAACCGAACACTCAAGTAACTTGGAACAAATTTTTGAATCAAGTGAATCCTTACCTAGAGTCTGTACAGCAAAGACAAGGTTTGTACGCTTTCCAAGTTATCATGGACAACACAAACAACACACCTGATCAGATAGACAGAAACATACTAGTTGGTAGCATCTACTTACAACCCACAAGGGTTGCGGAATTTATCCAATTAGATTTCAACATCTTGCCTACTGGCGCAACCTTCGCACAATAATTAAAAGCATTAATAAAAAACTATAAATGAAAAATAGTACGCTAATTAGAATCAAAGTACCAAAAGCCCTTTACGAGTCAGCTCTTAGAAAGGCTTTATTGGAAGCTGGAGACAAAGAACCCAAAGGCGGTCACAAAGGCAAAAAATACAGTAAAGAAACAGATTATAGCAAAAAAGCTAAAGTTTCAAAACCAAGCGCTAAACACAAAGAAGTAGAACCCAAAGGCAGTCACAAAGGCAAAAAATACAGCAAAGAAACAGATTACAGTAAACCTGTAAAAGAAGTAAAGAAAAAAATAAAAGAAGAAAAACATATTTCAGACTTTTTAGCGACTAAACCTAACAGAGATATTCCCGGCGACGCACAGAGATTGGGAGAGCGTAAGCGCAAAATGGAAGAGAAGAAAAAAATGGAAGAGCGCAAGCGCAAAGTAGAGGAAAAAAAGCACATCGAAGAGCGCAAGCACAAAGTAGAAGAGAAGAAGAAAATGGAAGAGAAAAAGCACATCCCAGAACGTAGACGTAAATAAAAGGTTCCAAATAACAAGATCACAGATATTTATAATAAATAATTTAGAACAACATGGCAATTTTGGATCCTAACGAAATTATGTTTACGAGCTTCGAACCTATGGTTCAGAATCGCTTCGTATTCTATATAGATGGAATTCCCTCTTATTTGATCAAAAAGGCCGACGCTCCCGGCGTTACTTTGGGAGAGATCAAAATAGAGCACATCAACGTATATCGCAAGCTAAAGGGCAAAGCAGAGTGGAAAGATATATCTTTAGAATTGTATAGTCCAATTTCTCCTTCCGGCCAACAGGCTGTAATGGAGTGGGTGAGACTACACCACGAATCTGTAACGGGTAGAGACGGTTATTCTGACTTCTATTTAAAAGATTGTAGCTTGTCTATCTTGGGACCGGTTGGAGACATAGTTTCCGAGTGGGTTATCAAAGGCGCTTTCATCAAAGAAGCAAGCTTCGGCTCTTTCGACTGGGCCACTCCAGATCCGACTATGTTGACTTTGTCGTTGGGAATGTCATACTGCGAGTTGAACTACTAAATTTAATCATCGATCTTATAAAAAGAAAGGCCGCTACACCGCGGTCTTTTTTTATGTTTAGAAATTCTGTATTTGTATATTTATAATAAAATAAACAATTTATGTCAGAATCAAAATTTACTGTACCCACAGAAATTGTGGATTTACCCACCAAAGGTTTACTCTACCCCTCTACAAATCCACTATCTTCAGGCAGCGTAGAATTAAAATACATGACTGCAAAAGAAGAAGATATATTAACAAACGTGAATCTCCTACGCCAGGGCTTAGCTATAGAAAAGACGCTTAAGTCACTAATCAAATCCCCAATCGCGTACGAGGATCTCACCCTAGGAGACAGGAATGCGCTTCTAGTTGCGGCTAGGATACTAGGTTACGGTAAAGACTATAACTTAAAAATAGTCAATCCAAACACAAACGAAGAAGAACCAATAGTTGTGGACCTTCAAACTTTAAAGTACAAAGAGATAGATTTTTCTGTATTCCAAAACGGGGAAGTTACCTACGAATTGCCGTTTTCAAAGAATACGGTAACTTTTAAGATACTCACAGTGGGCGACGACAAAAAGATAGACGAAGAGGCAAAAGCCATAAAGAAAGCGCTTGGATACGAACCGGGAGCCAGCGAAAGGTTGAAGTACCAAATCACGTCAGTCAACGGAGACAGGACACAAAAGACCATCAGAGATTTTGTGGAATCGGGTGCTCTATTGGCCAGGGACTCTAATCCATTGAGGCAATATATGTCAGCCGTAACTCCCGACATAGAAATGAAGACATCGGTTACTTTTAAGGACGGCACAGAATTGGAGATAGACGTACCAATGCTATCGGAATTCTTTTTTCCCGGGCTCGGCGTATAGATCAGTCTTTATGACCGAAATCTTCGAATTGGTTTACCACGGAGGTGGAGGTTTTAGTTACTCTGAAGTGTGGAACATGCCGGTTTCTCACCGTCGTTTTAGTCTCAAAAAGATCAACGAATACCTCGAGAAGGTCGAAGAGTACAAAGACAAGCAAAAGCAGACTCTTACTAGCAAGTCGGATTTGACCGAAGTAAAAATACCAGAGAGCGTGAACAATGCTTCGCAGAAGGAACCCACGTACGTATCCAAAGTAAAACAGAAGAAATAGATTAGGTCGATATTTATACCTAAGAAACTAATTAAATGGCTGAAGATAAAAAAATAAGTAAAGATCTACAAGAAGACAGTAAGAGGAGAATAAAGAACGAGGCCGACTTTCAAGACATTATAAAGGACAGTCTTAATCTGCTAAAACAAATGGATGCTTCTTACGAGAAATTAGAAGCTCGTATAAATTCCATGAATAAAAGCTCTATTAATATAAAAGACATAAATAGAGAGATTCAAAAGGCGACAGAAAAACAATATACGGCGGAAAAACAATTATCAGAGCTTAAACACGCAGATACCGATTCAGTAAAAGAGTATTTAAACAATTTAAAATATATTAACGATTTAGAAATTAAAATAAGAAATTCTAAAGGCGAAGAAAAAAAAATTCATCAAGACGAGCAAGCTTTGCTATTATCTTACAAGGACGACATGTTCGAAACTCTTTCTGCAGAAGAACAAAGTTACGCAAACGCGCTTCAGACTGTAAAAATAGGACAAGAAGGTTTACATATTGCTCAAGCACAATTATCTACAGAAAAACAAATAGAGAAAAGTATCGGCGTTACAGGAAAGGCTATGGGAATTTTGGCAACGAAATTAGGACTAGGCTCAGAGTATTATGAAGATATGGTAGAAAAAGCAAGAGAGCTTAATAAAAGAGGGGAAGAATTTACATTTGGAGATAAATTAAAATCTTTAAAAAAACTCGCTTTAGGCGCTTTTAAAGAAGGCATAAAAGATCCATTGGTAGTACTACCAGCTTTATACAAGGGTGTATCTAAAGTCTTAGATACTTTGGGAGGGGCTACTACTGACCAAATGTCAAAATTGTCCGATTCTGATGCAATCCAAAAAATGACAAGCGGAGTTTCTGGACTTCTTAAAAATATTCCGTTCGTCGGCGGTCT